TGTGGTCTATATATTTCCAATTTGCAAGTGTGAAAAAATCAGATATGTAAGCCCCGACCGAATCCCAGACCGAAGCCCAGACCGAATCCCAGACCGAATCCCAGACCGAAGCCCAGACCGAATCCCAGACCGAAGCCCTGACCGAAGCCCCGACCGAAGCCCAGACCGAATCCCCGACCGAAGCCCCGACCGAAGCCCAGACCGAAGCCCAGACCGAAGCCCCGACCGAAGCCCAGACCGAATCCCCGACCGAAGCCCTGACCGAAGCCCAGACCGAATCCCTGACCGAATCCCACATTTCCAACAATGCAATTTCTGAATCACTTACAGTGTCACTGTGCTGAATATTAAGCGGATTAATAATTTCCTTAACTTGAAGTTCTGGAACAACAGTTTTAAAATCCAGTGACATACATTTACCCTTAACCGCGGCAGAATCATCCTTGTTGCTTACGTGGTCCTTAACAAATTCTTTTGTGAGTGGATTGTACTCATATTTGTTGTACATATCTTCATCTTTGCCGAGTATCTCGTTGTACGCCATGATACTTGAGTGACTGTCGGTTTCGGATATTCTATTACCGTTTTTATCAACCAGCGTACCGGAAATGATTTGCTTTCTATGATCGGCGTTAAAATACATTATTTCGCCCGCACCGTCTGATACAACACTGAAAAATTTACACATAAACTTACCTCCCCAAATTTGTTTACTTAATTCTTTTGTATCTCTATGCTTTTTCTGTGGTATTGCAAGATTAGTTTGTCGGATGTATAGTATAGATGGATGTTTGTTTTAGCCTCTTGCGTGAGGCTTTTTCTTTTATTCCTCAATAAACCAAATACCGCTTAGTATTTCCTTGTCAGTAATGGCCGTTCCATTTGTAGTGCGCAAAGGTATTGTGCTTGCGGCTGTATTAGGTGAATAAACCTGTTCCATTGCGACACATTTACCCGCGCACCTTATCGTCTTACCTTCGCTGTACGCCTTTACTGCTTCAAGGAATGGAACGCTTTGGGGAATTTCTTCAAGCTCTGTGTCAGAAAATATCATCAATGGCAACTCGTTCGATCTGAAAACACCGCTTTTTATAACGCACTCAGTGTAACGTTTTGGAGCAGTTGCAAAGTTATACATTGCAGAAGTCCTATTAACTACCTCATACTTCTTCCCCTCATACTTCTGCGGATTATCTGCTGCAAGTTTCATTAAATCATATCCTTTTATCATCCTCTTTCTCCTTTCACGCCCATTTATCATATCTGCTTCTGTCCAGGTTCTTTGATGTCTCAGCCTGCTTACGTATCTTCCAGTTGTCATATTTCGTGAATGCCCATGCTGTAATCTTTATGCCACGGTAGACTATTGCAAAGTAGCCTATCAAGAATATGAGCTTTTCAAATGTGTTGTAGAATTCCCAGTGTGTCATTTCAACCCCTCCTTGCCTTTCGGCTTATATTTTTTTTAACGGGCTCCAACTCACTCAGCTTATACCTCAGTGGCTCCTTGCATGACTTTGTAAGCAGTTCAGCGTAATCCCCGTCTATTGCTACAATTATGCCTTCTATGGATGTGTTTTTTATGCGTGCGTGGTCATGTAGTGTCATGGGAGCCTCCTTTGTGCGGTATGTCCTGATTAGTTGAACTATCCTATATTGAAAATTGACACTTGACTAAGTTCTTCCTTAATACGCTTGCTTGCTATATCAAAATACGCCTTTTCAATCTCAAACCCCATAAAATGACGCTTTGATCGAATGCAAGCAACCGCGGTTGTTCCGCTACCGATGCAACTGTCCAGAACTGTTTCGCCTTCATTTGTGTACGTTTTTATTAAATATTCAAAGAGTGCTACCGGTTTCTGTGTTGGGTGCAATGATGAATTCTGCGTATCCATCGAAAATACTTGTATGCTTCTTGGATAGCGTTCTGCAGACTCATACATATAGTCGTTATTCATTTGTCCATAAACATCAGTCTGCAGCTCTTTCTTTCGAAACGACTTCTTTAAGACATGCCCATAGGTCTTTTGCGGGTTGTATGTGCATTGATTTTTGTAAAACACACATATGTTTTCATGGTTTCGCATGGGCTGTTTCTTGGCGTTTAAGAACCCCGTTCCTTTGATTTTGTCCCATACCCATTCGTATTTAAACCAGTCGGGGCAACTCATAACTAATTGACTTGTGAATGGTTGTGCTGTAGTCAAAACAATTGCTGCCGCTGGTTTAATAATTCGTTTATACTGATTCCATAAAGGCTCAAAGGGAATTACTGAATCCCACTTACAGGCAGTTGTTCCATATGGCAAGTCGCACAATATCATGTCAATTGATTGGTCTGGAATATCCCTCATTCCAACAAGGCAATCCATATTATAAATTTTGTCTATTTCAAACGTATTTCTCACCTCACTTTATCTAAAGTCACTTCGCATTATTTTAATATTCCGTACCGATTTACTTGCCAAAAAGCGTAAAATAGTAAGCCTGTGCGTTATGCTGCTTCTTTCTTCAATTTCTCAATAATGTAGATTTGGCCTTTAGGTGTTATTTTGTATGTCGAGTATGCTTCCGACCCATAAGGCGTGTTGTATGTGCCGCGCCTGACTTCAAACCATCCGGCGTCAAATGCTTTCTGATATGGTTCATTGGACGGGCTAACAACTTCCCATTCACGGAGCTTCTGCCACAAGCGTTTCTCGCCGATGATTACGCCCTGCTTACTTGCCAACTTTGCTACTTCACGAACTAATAAACTATCGTTTGAGGCTATGCAGGTTTCAGCAAATAAGACGAGTGGCTTCTGATGTTCAAGCATCTGTGATTTGTTCAAGTTTTCAATTTGAAGTTGTTCCTTTTCTTCTTCGGCAGCAACAAGAGCCAGTAATGCTTCTTTGTAATTGGATGGTAACTGCTTTTCCTGCATCATTGCTATTTCAATCAGTTTTGCCCTAACAACTGCGTCATATCGTGCGGCAAGTTGAAGAACACCTTCTTTTGTGAGAATGTAACAAGGCATTTCTTTGTTCTGATCTGTGGTGTATGAGGATAATCCAAATTTGGATTCACCGGAAATTCCACCGGCCTCAAGCTTTTCAATTTCATCCCTTATGTCTCTCATGATATGAGCATGTTGTTTTCCAGTAACTTCTGCTATTTCCATAGATGTCATTTTGTTAAATGGAATTAAATTTGTCATGTGTACCTCACTTTCTTTTTTCCCATCCGCACCTACATATACCCCAGAGGGTTACTGCTGCGGAATGGTATGTTTTGTTGTCAATGAGCATAGTTATATAAACCTTTGGTGTTTAGGCTTGTCCGTGGTTATTTAGTTACGCTGTTCGCTTAGTTTTTGACGCACTTTGAGTAAAAAAAATGTCGTCCAGAGTGTATGACTTAAAGTTGCCTTTATCATCAAGAATCAATTTCGATTTTTCGTTGATTATTTTTTGGATTTCCTTGCAATCGTCAAGAGCGAATGCCGTATAACCATTGATTGCGTTATTGACATGCATCCTGCAACGTCCTATTAATTTTGATAGTTGTTCATTGGAAATTTTGAATTGTGCCAGTAGACCACGCAGGGCGTTTAGTTCTGGAAATTTCTTCTGCTTCATTTGCTCACCCCCTTGCTTCGTTTTCTATTCATATTATATATCTATGTTTGTCCCAAGTCAATAGTTTCAGATAATTATTTTATGAAAAATGATAATTATTTTTCGCAAAGTGTATACTTTTTTATTCAGCTTGCGTATAATATGTATTGAAATATAAACAAGGAGGAATAAAGTTACAATGTCCAGCTTCCCAGAAAGATTAAAAGAATTAATGAAAAGAGATGACGTATCACTCAGAGAGGTTGCAAGGCAAATAGGCGTATCTAATTCGCTGTTAAGTAAATACCAAAACGGAATACATGAGCCTAAGATGCCGATTGTAAAAAGTCTTGCCGCGTATTTTAATGTAAGCACCGAGTACATGTCGGGGTCAGATGACGTAATGGCTGAACTACAGCGCATAATCAAGATTGCTTATGAAGGTGGGTTAACAGGCGAAGAAATACAAGATATCGTAATTGGATCTATTAAACTTAAAAACAGCAAGGGGTAAATTATGGGTACCTATAGAAAACGTGACGACGGCCGATGGGAAGTAAGAGTTTGCGTTCCCACTATAAGCGGCACCAAAAAACGTAAATCTTTTTATGCGGATTCTGAAAAAACAGCAAAAATACTCATGTACAAAATCGAAACAGACGTGGCGGAAGGTAAGTACGTTCCAACTGATAAATCACTTTTAGCTCATTATATAGATATATGGTTCAATGTACATAAAAAGACCTTGGAGGACACAACGAAGGCGAGTTATGAAATGTATATCGAGAAGCATATCAAACCTGTACTCGGCAATATAACGCTGCAAAAAATCACGCCTTTGCAAATCCAAGATATGTACAATAGTATGATTAAAAAGGGCTTGTCTGCAAACACAGTAAAGCATGCCCACGCAGTATTGAACCAGGTGATAAAGTCTGCTGTTTCAAATAACATACTGCTAACCAATCCAATGAATGGCGTTAAGCTCCCGAAGCTTACAAAATTCAAGCCCACCATGTGCACTCAAAACGACTATAAAAGTGTTGTCAATATTGTCAAAGACCATTCTATATATACCGCTTTGATTCTTGCTGCCCGAGCCGGATTAAGGCGCGGAGAAATAGCTGGATTGAGGTGGTCGGATATTGATTTTAATAATAAGACAATTAATGTAGAGCAAGTACTGATAGTATTGAAAGGTGAGATTAAATTCAAGCCTTACCCTAAGACAGAACAAAGCAAGCGAAAATTCACAGTAGACGACATTACAATGGAAATATTAAAAAAACAAAAAGAAATATGCGACCAAAACACAAAAAAATACAAAGCAAAGTATTTAGGTTATGACCTTGTTGTGTGCCGCGAAAACGGAAAATACATTAGGCCAGACGGTCTATCTGAAGCATTCAGAAAAATAGCCGATAAATGCGGATTAGGAAATTTAAGGCTGCATGACTTGAGACACTTTAACGCTACTATAATGGCAATGCTTGGGATAGATGTAAAAACAGCAGCGACCAGATTTGGTGATCGTCCTGATACAATGCTGCAGATTTACACTCATACGCTTGAGGAAATGGATAAGGAAGCCGCAAACAAAATAAACACCCTATTAAACAAGTAGGGTGTCAATTAAGGGGTCAAATTCATTTCAAAATGGTGCGGATAGGGGGACTTGAACCCCCACGGGTTTTGTCCACTGGAACCTAAATCCGATAGTGCGTATTTTCTGAACCGCTTATTTTATATGCTATACGGAGTTTCAACGCTTTAAGGGTAATTGCATTTTATAATCTACTTGCTGTGTGTAGTTATCTATTCGATTTCAACAATCATCTAGCTACATGTGGTCATTTTAAGGGGTCAACTCCATCTTTATACCCGACCTGATAACATTCATCCTGTATGCACGTTTCAATTTCTATAAAAACATTTTTTAATCTATCTATATTCTGGTATCCGTTTTTAATTAAGATTGGCATTACCTCGTGTGACATTTTTATAATTTCATCATTCAACCTTTGATAATCTGAATTTTTAGAAAGATTTTCGGAACATTTTATACTAATCTGTTCATTACTTAACATTCTGCTGTTCCTTCCTTTCTCGAACATACGTTCTCCTATAAATTAAGTATACCACCCCTTTCCATTTTTTCAACTATGAATTTTTGAAAATTGTGTCTGACTTCCGATGTATACAAGATGTAGTATTGTTAACTGTCTATATTATTTTATGCCTGATTTGAGCAATTTTCAATCTCTACCATTCGACTTATTATGACATTTCCTGTCGAATTACTGTAGCCTGTCCATGTTTATACGTTAATTTTATAACTCGCCGGCTGGGAATGCAATGCTTGTTACCGTATTTTAACATAAAATGCATCTCCAGGACTATTGTGTGGGTAGATGGTACTAGGGCGCAATGTCCTGATTAATTACATCATCAATTGTTTTCTTTTTATACCATTCACAATGCTTTGGTTTATTTGGACAGACCATACCAATCTTCTTGCACCAAGGTTTAGAAGTATCATTGTCATAATTCAGTTCTTCTTTTTGATGGACGCAATCGTTTATTTTCATGAAATTAACTCCTTCACACTCTTTTTCTATTCTCCCCTACTCATTACGGTATTACCCTACGCTTTGGCTTTCAAGATATTTCATTACACATTCATATGAAACATGAGCATAATCTTGCATAAACTGAATCATATATGCGGTTGATTTATCCTCTTTATCACATATCTCGCGCGCTTGATTTAACAACTCTCTGGTTTCTGCCTTCATTTTACTTTTCTTCCTTTCCATCTATATTGAGTAAATCTGGGTTTTCGTGAATATTGCCAATGACCGCAAAGGCTGACGTGTTAATACCCAGAAGGTTGAATCCAGCATTATCCTCATACCATTTAACTGAAAATGTAAGCCTGTCCCGTGGATCATCGGCTTGCAATATATCCCCCTCACATATCTCCCTTCCGCCCTTATCGGGCAAGCAAGTATATTCGCCTACTGTTTCAGGAATAACCTCAGATGTTATTGTACTGTATCCGCATTGCTTTCCCGAGGTTATACCCGTCTGCCCGTTTTCGTATGTTACCAGGTTTCCATATCTCCAGACGTTCTCTGAGTGTCCATTTTGCAAAGAATAAATTTTATCTATTCCCCTGAATTTATGCTCTCTCATATTACTTCTCCATTCTATTGATTATTTCAGATAACCTTATGCTGATTTAAGTATCTTCTCAATACTTCCACGTTCAAGTCCTGCAACCATTTGAGCCTTAACAAAATTTGCAAAAGTCGCTTTTACTAAATGAATTGCAATAAATCCAAGCCTTACGCCTTTTACACTGTTCATCCAATCAACGCCTAGTGAAAACTTGGAATCCACTTCTATTACAAAGAAAACGCCTCTTTGTTTACCTGTTTTCATTTTCCTCCCTCCAATTCCTTCAGCCTACGTTCGATATTTTCCAGCCTTATGTTTTCCTCAACAAGCTTACTGATGTACTCACCTTTTTTCCTTTTGAGTGATTCAAGCTTCTTTATTACCGCTTCGCTGTGAATAGTTATTGTAAATTCTTGCATGTATTCACCTCCATAAATAGTATATCACTTATCTACGACTTATACAAGGGTTAAGTAAGATTTATTTTAGATTTTCCTTGACATAAGCACATAAAAAGAATATACTATAAATAGGTGGTAGTGGCGGAATAAGACGCTAGAGGCAATTGTAGGCAGTAAACGGTTTAGCGTAATAGCAAATCGGTATCGGGAAGTCCAAGCCCGCTGTCGTGCAAGATGAAATTTCTTGCCTACCACCAACAACAAACTCACATAGCCGAGGATAAATGTGGAGGAGCATAACAAGTAAAGGGGCGGCTAGTCGGTAAAACCGTAACAGTGCCGCGTGTAGTCGGTGAGTTTATAGGTGAATAGAAGGAGGAAGAAAGGTGAAAACGGTATTTTATTGGATAATCGATTTAATAAAACTTCCATATGACAATAAGCATAGTATTTGTAATAAGTGGGCGTGTTTATTTAAACATGATGCTTGTATAAGCAAGAATGGAAAGTATTGTAACAGACTTCCGTTTTAGCATAGAAAGGAGATAGATGGGATGGACATAAAGAAATGGCATCGCAAAAAGGTTATCGAAGAAATGACACTTCAAGGCAACCAATACACCAAGCAGGAAAGGTTTTTCAGGGAATTTTGGGAAGCGATGAGAAACAGCTTTACAGAGGAAAACAACGTATCGTCTGCAACATTTGTACTGCAAAGATTTATGTCTGTTCTTCCGCTTAAAACTATTAGTAAGGAAGCAATAATTAATACCATTGAAGATGCCTACAGCGGCAAGTTAAGGCTATAATATAATAGGAGGTAATAGGGATGGGGATTATTATTTTCTTGCTAGTAGCGTCTATTCTAGTAGCTATAAACGCAAGTGAAACAGATAATCGGTCGAATGAAAGGAAGTGATAAGTAGTGACAAAGCACAGCACATTATCGTTATTGCTACTTTGGGGGAAGGAACAGCCATCGGGACAAGTAAAAAGAGTTAAATCTTTGGCTACAGACAGAGTGTATGACATGTCATTAAATGGTTTTTTATATTACATAAAGCCAGAGGAAACAATTGGAGAATGGGCTATTTTATAAAACAAAAACAAGGCTCCCGAATAACGAGAGCCTTTTCCTATTGGCGCAAAACGCCAACTTTACTTTTTGTGCACTTGGCACATAAGCTATATAAGGAGGACGAAAGTATCAGAATCCTTCGGGATTAGTCGGGTCATTCAGTACGCCAAAAATAACAAACAACTGAAGTATACCTGCTGCTACATTTCCCACCATTCCAGCATCAACGCCAAGGGCTTTAAATACCCCTGTAAGCTGTCCAAGCGCAAGAACCTGAGCAATTACTGCTGCCCACAAAACTTTTGATTTAAACCTACTCTGTGTCATATCTATTTCCTCCCTTCTTTTATTTTTACATATGCAACCATATTATTTAAAGCATTGAACGCCCACGGATTAATAAGTGCCTCTTTTAAGGCTCCTGCAACGTCATTAATGACAATAGGGCTAGTGTTATGCAAGATATCAATGTTGCCTTGAATAATGTCTTGTGCGGTCAATTTTGGCTCTACATAACGCAGTACAACATTCCACGGGTGATTATAGTACGAGCGTACCCATATTTCTTTCCCCGTCTGGTCACCAGATTTCCCGCCTACAATTTTGCCCTTCTCGTTTATGGCAGCGTGGACGATTTGCCCGTCGCCTATGTACATTGCTGTGTGCTTGCCTTCATGAAGAAGAACGTCACCAGGGGTAAGTCCGGCACCGGTTTTTATATTAACTTTGCTGATAACTTCTTCAAATCCGCATTTCAGGAAAGCCTTTTTCATGTTTCCGGTATATGTGGCCCCAGCATCCTTGACTTTTACGCCAGCATTCTCCCATGATGCAATCATAAGACTGGAGCAATCATAATCCGGTTTGCCTTGCCTATGTGCCTGATCGTAGCCGTGAGAATCATCTTTTGCTATCAATAATGCAAAATCAATTGCTTTTTGTATCACTTAATCACCCCCAGGTATTCTTTAAAATAGTTCATTCCTATAGCTGCCATGACAACTATTACACCCATGACACATAAGGTTTTTATGAGAAACTTTCCTGAATCACTAAACCAGAATGAACCTTTTATGTCACTTTGATTTATTTTTTTTAACTCGGCTTTTATCTCCTGCAAATCTTCTTTAATTTCTTTAATGTACACAACTGTTCCAGCTTGCTTTTGTTCGACCTCTCTTAACCGTCCATCTAACTTTTCCTGACGCTCCCACAGGTCTTTGTATTTTGCATCATCCATCTTGCACCTCCCGTATATTTGTGTAATAATGAAAAGACCTTCCTTTGTCTGCTCCCGGTGAGTAGAGGAAGGTTGAAAAAAGCCCCTTGGCCTGCCAGCCTTGGGGCTCTTGCGTTTTATTGAAGTAGTTGGTTTGCTGCCTTTGCAATTTCCGTAATCTGCTGCCGCAATGCTTTAATCTGAGATTCTTTATCCGGCATTAAACTTGATTCTAATTGTCTAATCTGCTTATTAATGCCTGATATTTCTTCGCTTGCTTTTGCAAATTGATTTCTCAGCTTTTCCTCATCTGTAACAACATTGTCTTTCCCGTTAGTGGGTAACTGTTCAACAATGTTTTTGTCGGTTGCGGCTGTCTGGAGCAAATTATAGTTATCATAGAAATCCTGCACCGTTTGGTTACTATAAACCGGGTCAGCAACAAAACTAGTTGAAAATATCTTTGTTGGATTACCACCTTGTGTTGTTAACGGCTGGCCTACCTGTCCAACTATTCCAGTATAAGATTTAACCAAGTAATCAAGCTGCTTGGGCGATAAGTCAACGCCTAGCTTTTTAGCTTGTTCTGCTGCCCATTTAGCCGGTTCGGTAGTGCGTTCGTCATATTGAAGATACGGCGATCGATTATCCATTAACATTCCTTGGGAAACAATAGACCGTCCAGCAAAGTCTTTGTTGGCTTTAAGGTTATAGAGCGGAGAAAATAGGTTATTTTCAAATGGGTTAGTAGGAGAAAAGTTTGTTGCGGCTGTTCCGCGTAATCCGCCTATTCCTTTCCACGCTTCTTTATCTCCGTCCTTTTGCCTTAATGCCCGTTCAAATAAAGTGCCAAACAGGAAACCCATTTCACGCGATTTAGGTATTTTGATAAATGTCTTTTCGTAACCATACTGGTCTTTTTCTCCTGATGGTATCAAAAAATATGTGTCTTTTGTGCGGTTGTCTAACTGTTGATAATTTGGGTTGTCTTTATTAACAAGGTATAATCCTATTGTTGGTGCTGTTATGCTTATGCCGCCTTTAACAAGCATCTGTGCAAGTTTCTTGGGATCTTTTACGGTTCGGAAAAACTTATCTAAGCCTTGTACACTTGCGTTCAAATACGGTACAAATGGTTCTGCTGCTTTTGTGGTATTCCCGCCTCTTGCGAAGTTAACCGTAACATCGTTAGCTTCAAACAGTGCTTTGTTGACATCGCCTGTCTTTTTCAAAGTCCGGTTGAATTCTGCAAGCCTTGGCGCGGTTTCTGTCGCATTGTTCAGTTTTTCAATCGCATTTCCGACACGCCGAAACGGGCTGGGCTTTTTCAAAAGGTCATTTGCTACAGTGTCGCCCTGACGGAAGAAGTTTGAGCTTCCACCGCCTACGGCTCTATATTGCTGATAGCGCGGACTGTTGGTCGCTATATCTTTAACCGCGCCGACATAATTAGCTCCAAATTTTAACGGGTTCATTGTGCTACCGTAAATATAAGAAGTCGGCAAGTCTCTTGCAATGTTTCTTGCTGCAAATATAGGGTTCTTCTGTGTAATAAGTCCTTTATATGCACCGGTTATTTTGCGTATACCCGGTACATTATTTACGGTTTTAGGAAGTCCGTTCAGCGCATCAAGTAAATTTTTATCATTGATTCTCAGGTATACCGGCTTGCCTCCCTCTAGCACCGTTACAACATTATCTGTATTGGCAAACACACCTTCTTGTGCTGGAACGATCTCAGCAAGGTTTGTTCTGCCATCACGCACAGATCTTAGAAGTTCTTGCCCAACATCGTTATACCGGGAAGTTTTTACCGTGCGATCTACAAGCCCCATGATACTTTTGATTGGGTTTGCAATGTCGCGGTCAGATCCGGTTGCCTTTTTGATGGGTGAATTTTGGTCGACAAACTTTCTGCTTACGCCTCCAGGGATGGATTTTTCAAGCTGGCTGAATTCTCTGTTTGTTGGAATGTAGCTTTTATACGTGTCTCGGAGTTGATTGTATAAAACTTCATCTACCGTCCCGGCATCCACTCCCCATGCTCGCATAAATTGATCTATCCATTCCGTGATGTTATTACCTATCTGCTTGAATTCAGGATTTGCGGCTTCTGCAATTTTTACAGCTTCCGTAGACATTTCAGGCGTGTAATTTGAATATACCGGTTTATCTTCAAAAGCTCTATCAATATTGTTTCGCTGCATCATATATTCCCAAAATACTTCTTCTTTGCCTTTGGGAATTTGCCTTGATACTGTTTGAAGCGATTCACCTATTTTATTGCCTTGACGGTCGACAAGAGCATCTTTTAAGATATAGTCAACTGTTCCACCTACATTCCTACTATTGGAAGCGAGTTCATATTCTTTGCCGCCTGTCTGTTTAGAAAGCTTATTCAACGGATTCTGGTTATCAACAATACTAGTGTACAAATTAAGCGGTTTGCGTTCCTTTTTGGTGTTCAAATTGATTTTGGCGGCAGGACGCGGAAGATTCCCATCAAACGGCGTAACTTTTCTTACTTTGGGCAAATCTCCTGTTGCGGATTGGAGGTTTGATTCTATGTACCCCTCTGTCGTGTCTTTAATGCCATCCTGTACGCCTTTTGGTATAACAGGTTGATTTACATTGCCATCATTTATTTTTGCTTGTATGGGCTTTGCAGACTCAAATTCCAGCATGGGTTTCTTAATGTAATCCACCTTTTCTCCAACAGAGCCATCGGCATATGAAACAGGTTTTCTTACAACATCAAAAGTAGACTGCGGTACTATAGAACCATCTGCGTATTGTTTAAATTTAGAAATTTCTTTTGAACCTTTTAGAGCCGCATCTGCCATTTCATTATCAAGAATGTTTTTTACTTTTGATTCGGTCTTTAGTACATCATCAGCCTTACTTACCACTTTTGCGCTTTTGCCCAATATTCCTTTAATTGCACCGCCGCCAATGTAGGTAGTGGGGTCAGCAAGAGTACCAAGTGCAAAATTAGCCGCACCCGTGTATAACGGAGCTTTTTTCTGTAAATCCTGAATGGTTTCTTTGCTAAATGCTATTTCAAGAGGGTCTGGCCTGTCTTGACCGGTTATGCCGCGCACAAAAGCACCACCTAAGTCTTTTGGCACAGGGGCATTATACATTTTCTCTTGAGAGTTATGTATTTTATCAGCTTCGGCATTAGCATCATCTACTGAATCAAACTTTCCAAGAAATTGACCTGTTTTATAGTAATTGTCAATTGCCTCTTGGTTGCTCATTATTCTGCCATCCATACTTACTGTCGGAACAAGTATTTCCTTTCCGTTTTCATCGCCAAATGACATTGAACGAACCGTGCTTATGCTTCCATCTTTGTTTTTTACAGTAGGTCTATTATTAAGGTCAATATTGCCCTTACCATAAAACGATGGTCTTTTAACTTTAAACGGAATATTTGCCTTAGGATACAGTTTGCCGTTTACATTACTATACTCCAGCTGTTTTAGTGCGCCGGATTCCTTAATAACATTAACAGAAGCATTTCCAACTCTACCCAACACATCAAGCGTTTTAGCTGCTGTTCTTTGTCCGATATCGCTAATCTTTGCATTGATTTTGTCAGATGGAGTAGTGCGAATATCTGTACCTTTTGCACCTATGCTTTGCGCCTGCATGTTATTGGTAAAAATAGAAGAAGCCGCAGGCTGTGAACTTGCGGCTTTGGGTTTGAATGATTGTAAGTTTTCTAACGGTGATTTAATTTTCTCTTGTACATTCTGTCCTTGTGCGCTTTTTATGTTTTGACCAACTTCGACATCAGTAGTTCCAAAATTGGCCTTTGTGCGCCTTGCGATTGGTGATATATAGCTTGACTTATTTTCTATTGCTGTTTTTGTTCCGCTTAATCTGCGCTGTCTTGGGGTTAAATAATCAGCCATTCAATCACCACCTTATCTTATCCCAGCAAAAGTCTTGTAATCAGCTAACAATGCGTTATACAACGTAGACCCTATATCGAGTATATAGTCCGCGCTGTTATTCAAAAGTTCATTGTAAGCATCAGCGGCAGGCATTTTGTTCAAATCGGCTTTTATAGAAGCTACCTTTTCAGAATTGCTTACCGTTGGTTCCTTTTGTTTATTTGCATTTGTCTGTGCTGTCAGTGCATTCATTCTTGATATGTCATAACTGGCCGTCTTTGCGCCTACAGGAACGCCAAGTATCGATGCAATAGATTCATCTGCTTCCCCTCTTGCCTTCCACATTTCCATTGCTCTATCGTACTGTTCTTTCTGTCCTGCTGCTTCTGCTTTGGCCGCTGCGGCTTCAAGAGCTGCTTGTGATTCTTCTTGGTCTTTAATCTTTTGCTGTCTTGCTGCCTGTAAATAAGGTATCTGATAATCATTGGATGGGTCATTATCATTCTGCAAGTCATTAATCCGCGTCTGATAATTATCAGAATATGCCCCGGCAGTGTTTTGAACTGTCTGCGCTGTCGGCTGACCGATAGATGTCATGCCCTGTGCTGCAAGGTCGGCGATTCTTTGCTGATCTGCTCGCTGCATTTCTGCAAGGTACTGCTGTGTAATGTCAGACTCAATATCAGCCTGCGCCTGCGATAAGTCCTGTTCGTATGAGCGGTTGACATCAGCTTGTCTTGTTGCAAATTCAGATTCGGTGTTAGACCGTCTGCGGCCTATGTCGTTTTCAGCTGCTGATTGTTGCATTTTGGACGCGCCGATATTGCCCTGTAGTGCTGCATTCCGATAAATCTCTGGCATTCCTCCGGCTGCGCCCCTTATTCCTCTTGAAGCCATAAATTCAGCAAAGTTTTTAGCCCCTACATCGGACTGTGCGCCCATTTGGTTACGCTGGTTATAATACTGCGGTTTTAACGCTGCTGCCTCTGAATCGTAGCCTGTCATAGCAGTATTACGGCTGGTGCCAAGCCCTGACAATGCATCATCACGTATTTTTTGCAAAGCGGATGTTCTCTCGGAAAGACGAGACTGCTTGAGGCTGTCGTATCTGGCTTTTAAATCAGCATCGAGTCCTGTGCTTGTTCCCGCACCAGTTACGATTGGGGCGTTCGTGTTCGCTCCCGGATTAGTAAGCCCAGGATTTGAATAATCCGGCGTTTCTGTGGTTGTTGGTATAAGCACGCCCTGGCCAGGCAATGGTTGGCCCTTATTATCGTATTCAGTTTCTGGTGCTGTTTCCCAGGGATAGCGGTAATATTGTCCACCTTCATAAAATCCCATATAATCACACTCCTTTTTTTGCAATAAAAAAGCACCTGCTTTAGGTGCCTTTATATCGTACAATTATTATTCCAAATTTTCAATTATGTTCTTAATTTCATTAATTGGTATTGCGCTCATACCACCCTCATTCCCCTTGCATTCCAATCCGATTACTTCGCCATCATAATTAAAAATTGCACCTCCAGATGAACCGGTTGTCATTATTGTATCGTTTAATCCTAAAAAATTCCCATCTAGGTACTTAGTTATTCCGTTGGTTATGCATTCATCTATTGTATTCATATTGCCATTTGGGCTCGTAATCCCAAACACTTTTTGCCCGACTCTAATTTTATCTGAATCACCAAGCTTAACGCTTGGCATTCTATTCCGTAAACTTAATACACCAATATCATATCCTAAATTATCTATGTTTTTTCTTGCTGCTGACACCCCGTATATCTCACCATCAAAATGCACTCTATAAGCGTTCCCACCATCAAGCACATGTTTTGCGGTTATAATATGGTTTCCATAAACAAATCCAGATCCTTGTGATACCGGTTGACCATTATTGAGAACAATAATTAATACACATGATTTTTTGCATTCCGGCGCAATTCTTTCGAGATCGGCCTTTTGAGTTTCAATCTGCACATTCTTTCCGTCCCATTCAGCAATACCACCCATAGCCTTTGCAACGTCAGCCGCAGAAGCGTAATTGCGCCCGTTTATAGCGTATACCTGTGTGTTTATAGCTTGCCCATCTACCAGTATTTGCACGGGCGTATATGAGGCAATCAATGCCCCAGCTCCTGCGCTAGTGGGTATAATTAGAATGATTAGTAATATTATAAGAAACTTCCTCATATATATTCACCTCTACCCACAATTATATCCACATTTTGTATATTTGTATACTGGTCAAGTGGACAAGTTTTATTCGTCTGTAAAGTATGTAATTTCTCCATAAAATCCTGTAGTGTTTGTTATGTCCGATGGCAAGACATTAGTAAATGCCTCTGCTGTAGGTGTGTGCATTAATACAATTGTCTCTCCTGATACATTGCCGCATAAATTATTAAGAAGCGTTGCTAAATTCACGCCAACTATTTTATTGTAATATGCAAAATCTGTTTTTGCCGCAAATGGCAATCCTCCTATGACTATTCCTCCGTCCATGTTAACATCTTTGCCAACTAGATCAATGGCAAATTTGACTGTAACTTTGTTGTTTGCCTTGACATACTCTCCAAATTGTCTGAGACATACATTTTCACCCGGAGTAATATACCCAATTATTACAGGATTCCATATTCCGGTTGTACTAACTTCCGGCAAATGTGTTTCATTAAACCACGTTACAAAATCCGCGCCAAATTTATCGTGTTTTGCTTTAAGTTGTGCTGATGTTAGCCCTCCGGTATCGTTGGGCTCATCATCCAATAAAGATATATTATTTGTTGCTACTGAACACGTCGTTAATGCCATGTTAATTCCTCCTTTTTACCATTCCACCCACGCGGAACGGCAGTGTTAATGATAGCAATGTAGCCCCGTCCGTACCATCATTAGTTAAAATAAGTCTAAAAAACGCTATTTTTTTTGCGCGAATCTTGAACCGGAAAGGCTGCGGGTTGTAATTGGTTTTAAATGAATAGTCTGCAAAGTTACAATTCTTGAACGTTGCCATGTTGTATCCCGCTGTATTGGTTGGTGAATATCCGCTTTTGTCGGTTTGATAGGTTATGTCGAGGTGCGAACGTCCGCCTGGTCTCATTGAAACAAACAACTGCCTAATGAACTTTTGTAGCCATTCCGCGCCGAAATCATAAAATCCCATTTCCCATGTAGCGGAAATTGTTTCTCCGTCGTATGTGGTCAAATCCTCGTCAAACCTCATTATTTGCCCGTCGTCTGTACCGAAACACATTTGACCATCGATAATTGCAAAGCATGTCGGGGTATGTGCGAGTTCAAGTATGTGCCATACCTTCATATTTTCGCGGTAATTGTAAACCCATACCTTTTTGCCCACGCATAGCCAATACTGCCCTTTATCATCCCAATCCGCTGTAAGCGCGGTTGACAGGTCAACTTCATCAAGGTCAGGCTGAACCTTACCTGAAATCCATTGGGCATTTTTTTCATTCATTACAACAGTGCTTACCCACTCATAAACACCCTTCCAGAGTGAAAATGGGTTGTTGTAGATAATCTGAACCTGTCCTTTGGCTAAATTGCCTATCTTGGCGTTTATCGGGTATACAGGGAACAAAGCTGTCACGGCTCCGGTTGTGGGGTCGGTGTAGTCTTGCTCGATGGAATACCACGCAGATGCACCGGAGGAATCGCCGCTTGTGAAAATAATCTGCTGGTTGTACTGAGTTTCGATGTCGGTTATTTCGTAATCCCCTACATCGGATTCAGTAAATTTAGGCCAGTATGTAGGATCTGAAACGCCGTTTATTGTCACGCCTGAGCAGTATCGAGTATTTTTATGATCCGGGTTTCCGAATATCCAGTATCTAGCGTAATAAACCCCGCCATAATACATATTTTTTGTGATCGTAGGACGGTCTGCTGCATCGGTTTTTGTCCAGGTTATCACAACATTGTTTACGCCTTCTGCTGGGAATGTGACAAAAGTTACTGTTCCATTAGTTAAGTCAACCGCATAATCAGTAGTTACGGTTTTTAGAACCCCGTCAACATAAACGCTGTCAACAGAATCTATGTCTAACTCTGCAAGCTGATAAACTGTAGCCGCGCCGTCTGCTGAAAACTTCTGTGTTTTCTTTCCAGTCAGATAATTAATTCCTTCAAGGATTGTTCCCCCTCCGGTTGGAGGTGCAGCTGTAAAAACGGTCGGTGAATATCCCGCGACTACGGCGATATTACCGGTTCCTGACCATGAATACAACTCTACACCGTTCATGATATAAACGGTGTTGTTGGACACAAGGAATGTAGTCAGTGCGTCAGTTAATGCTCCTTTGTCTGTGTCGGCATGAGTGGTCAAGTTATGTTCGTATATGTGACCATTCTTAGCAAACAAAAAATGGTACGTTCCGTTTAAAGAACCGTACCACATCCCTTTTATGGGGTGATCGTCCGCTGTGTTCAAATGTTCATACCCGTACATTTTCTGGATTTTCAAATCATTTGTAACCATAAAATTCAGCATATCAGATGCTTCTCCGACTTGAAGCTGTGTTTCTGTGGCGGATTTATTTACGCCAAGAAACTGCTTTATGGGTGCCGTCTGTAACTCAGACATATCTATCACCCGCCTTTACTAGTAAACGTCAATTATTTCCTCTGGAGATAATGGATCTTCTTTTGAAAGCTCATTTTTTAATTCATTGAATTTGCGCTTGCATAAGTCTGCGGTTGAATCTTCTTCCTCTGAGGTTGCAAATTGCTCAGCCAAGTAATACGCCCCACTCATTGCAGTAGTGTCATCTACTTCGAGAGTTTGTGAAAGAGAAGTTATTTTTACCGGTACCGTGATATAAAGCATTTTTACTGTACCAATTTCTGTAAAGTAAAAATAAATATCGCTTTTACCGAACGTTCTATATCTTATTGACTGTGGCTGTTCGTCTGAATCCTCAAATAAAACTTGCTTAATTGATTTTAAATTTGCCGGCTGTGAATATTTCACCCACTGATTTGTTTTACCTTCGTCTGTATTTTCAAACTCGGTTGTGTTTCTTAATGCTCCAATGTCAGCTAATTCCTTCTGCCATGCGTCTAAAAGATACGGCGCACGGTGTTTGAATTCGGCAGTTTCATCATCTGTGACAAGTCCGGTTTCAGACAAATCATTCTTGATTGCTATTGACATATTAAAAATATCTTGTGCTGTATACAATTTTCTCACCTGCCTTTTTGAGCAATATAAAAGGAGGCCGGAGCCTCCATGTTTCAATTAATGTCCCATAGTGGTAAATTATGTAATATTTAGTAATACTATGGTATTTTACGGATTAATACGTAAAAGGACGTCTTATTGACGCCCTTTCGGTTTTCCTTCCTGTATGAGCCTTCGCATTACCTTTTCTTCTGAAATAAACTCTTTCATTTTTGCCTGAACAAAGCCGGAAATTGATACACCGGTACGGCTGGCATATAGGACAAATTCGTCATATAGCTCAGGCGGTACACATATGGTAACTTTCTGTACTGCCAATATAACCACCTCCAACGATGTAATTATATGGCATTTTCCGGCTTTTGTCATGTAATTCCGTAATAGTACGTAATAGTATGTATTATTACGTACTATGTCCCATAGTCGAACTAAAATACTTTTCTTGCATACGCATTGTCAAACATTACACCTGCTTTTGATGCCTGTATGCCTATTTTTGTTGCAGTTGTTAAACTCGCATGTGTTGTATAGGCTACAAGTTCTCCATTGATGTACAGATTAATTAATCTGCCCATGCATTCAACCTCAACCTTGTCATTAGCTGCTGCAACATAATTATATAGATTGGTTGTTGTGTTTGAGCTTATATTTAGCGTCAGCGTAACAACAGAACCACCAATAACACTTTGACAAGTATAGCGATTATCTGCTGCATTAGCACCTGTACAACCGAAACGGAAGAAATTATTCCCGTCTACATATCGAAACAAAAACCAACTTTCATTATTTAAAGATGAAAACTCAACACCAGCTTTAAAATCCGATATTCCTATATCAACAATACCTTTTGATCCTGCATCACTTGGAAGATAAGCTTTATTTCCCGATATGCCAAACGTTCCACTTGCCGTTGTCCACGTTTGTCCAGATGAAGCTACACCCAAGCTCGATGCCGAATCTGCTCTTGTAAATGTGTCACCAAATACAGCAGGTGCTAAATTGTTTATTCCTGAGAACAAATCAAGGTTATATTGCTTTTTTGCTTCAAGTGCACTGTATGACGGTTTAGGACTAAAAATTACTTCCTTGTAATAGATTAAATAATCTGAAGCTTTGCCCATCAAAATTTTTGCCTTAATTAAATTACCTTCTTGGACAAGTATAAACGATGATTTATACAATGATGTCGTATTAGCATAAGCTACTGTTTGGCTGGAACTCGCCCAATTAACTCCATCAGGCGACCAAGCAAACCTCAAAATGCCGTTTGAGCTACCGCCCGTGGTCATGTAGTTAATCAGCATTATATAGACGTTTTTATACTTCCTGATTTCAAAATGCCAAGGCTCTTTTCCCGTCGGAACATTTGCTATATTGCAAACTATTGCCTCCGACCATGTTCCATCTAATGTAGCGCATGTCCTGTATTGCAGTACGTTTGTAGCTGGCAAAATATTGATTGAAAACATATACCACTGAGAACCATCCCACCAAAATGAAGGGCTCACATTTTGCTCAGCAGAAGCAAGCGTTCCAAATATAAGCTGTCTGGTAGTCCAGTTAATGCCGTTGGTTGTAGTTTTTAAATAGAATCTTTCCGATTCTTCTTCTCCGCTTACTTTGATGACCAAACACATGGTAATTCCATCTGGCATCATAAATAATGTAGGGTCTGAATTATACGCTGAACCAGCAGGTTTTGCTTCTATTGGATTAGTCACTCCAGAAAGTACTATCCACGTTATACAATCGTTTGATACATACATTGATGGATTTTCGTATGCACTTTGAGCAGATGGATATGGCGTTGCGCACATCCAGTATTTATAGCCATTCCATCCGTTTGGAAAGTATAACAATGTTGGATGTACTAACTCATTTTTCGCGTCTTCAACGTATGACGGTATCGCAAGCAAAGTCTGAGGATAAACCTCTGTAAACCGTTCTATATCTATGTCAATGTTTTGGTTTGAATCTGGATACCATTTGTTCGTAATATCTGCCAAGGCAGTACTATTCCCAAGTGATTTTATATTTTGTAATCCTCCCATAATAGCACCTCCTTAAAGCGCATACCATGTATTATCTGCTTTTGCGTCTGTTGCGCTGTATACCTCGTAGGATAGTTTTGTATCGACTTCATAATACTTTGATGTGTTTTCAAGTGTAGTTAGGTCAAGTGCGAGACGTTCGTCGTTTGTGCAATGAAAATATCCGTCGTTTGCGTTATACTTCATATGTTAACCCTCCTTTGGATGATTTTCGCGGTAATGAGCCATGAGGCTTCCTCTGTTGTCAGTTACAAAATCACACTTTTTGCAGTGGAATTCTTTTAGTTCTTGTTCAGGTTCTTTTTCTGGCTTCTCTGTGCCTTTTTCAATAAGTTCAATTTCTTTGTTTTCAAAGTGAGGCTTCATTCTTTTTGCCAGCATAAGGTCAAGCGTGACATATTCGCCGTTTTCGTCGAATTCCAAAATCGGAAGCCCTGTGTTTCCGTCGCTTACTAATTTGTTTGGTTCTGAATAAAATTTATATGCTTTCATAATACCTCCTAAAATAGGAGGGGCCCGAAGGCCCCGTTCCTTTACGGCAATTTTATAATTCCCAGTGTTACTGAGCTCACAGTACCGCTCTGAGTGACCGATACGCCAACTGTCAGTTTGGATGCAGTGGATTTAAAACGCATTCCATCCAGAGGGCCTATCACCTTACATGTTCCGCCATCGGCAACGTCTACTGAAAGAGTGCCGAGAACGTTTGACAGAAACCCGCCCGGGGCAATAGTAATCGTAGCAGTGTTGACAGCAACTGAATCGTTGTCGTTCTGGACAACAAGAACATATTTTTCGTCTGAACTAGACATATCAACCGTCTGGCTTGCCTGTGCTGCTAAAAGGTTAAAAGCTGCGCTGGAATTTCTCACAGCGGTAGAAGCAGTAAAATCAGCCATTTATCATCCCTCCTTATATTTGAGATTCAGCCGCAGGAGTAAAGGTTGCCCTTACAAGTTCCTTTGGTCTAATTACTTTGCCACCCCAAACCTGGAGCGACTTAACAGCATCTGAAAATCTCTTTTCAGGTCTGTACGCTTCGGTTTTGGTAAGCTGTTCCGCAAACGCTACTGCCGCTTTGGTTCTTGCGAGACACTCATAAGCGTTGGTGTTTTTCACAATGTTGTTAGATTCATAAACCTTGAATCCGAGTATTTTTCCAAGAAATCCGGTCTCAATCATTTTGCTATTGTCGGTGTCTCTGAGAATCTTAGCAAGTATAATTTTTGTTGCAATTGCAGGAGATACTTCAAGGTACTTCTCAATTCCTTCCGGAACATTGACAGTCTTGAAATACTCCGCTATTTCAGCAATCGCGCTGAAAATGTTGGCCGTGGTTACAGATGCGTTTGTGAATGTCTTGCCCGCGTCCGTGTACTTGCCAAACACAAAATTATCAAGGTCATTGGCAAGCTTAATGCCCATCTGACGTTTGTATTCCGTCATGAGGTTTTGGTTTGCCTGAACCTTGTCAAGATCCTCCATTCCAACATTGGCGTATTTCGCTTGGTCGATAACTAACCACTGGTCAGCATCTGCCGGAGTTTCAGGAGCGTTTATGTCCGTTCCTTTGGTGTAGTCGTAAGAATTTACCGTGCCTACGGTTATGATCTTTACGCGATCTCCTTGCTCTTTGATCTGCCCTTCATATTCGGTTGTGCAGTGATTTACGCCGATCAAAAGCTTATCACGTTCTTTCAAGATACCTGCTGCCCATATTTGGGGTATGAAATTTGCTGGCATTTTTCATCATCCTTTCTGAAATTAAAATAGGCACTATTTCCAGTGCTTTTGACTTTCTATAACTGTGTCGTAATTTTTGTAGACCTCGTCCGTTGACATGGATTCGACCTGTTCTCTTGTGAAAAACTTACCAGTTTGTCCGTTTGTCCTGACCGAACCCGTGGAGCTTCCCGCGTTTGACGTATTTGCGTTCTGCTTCTGCTGTAATGCGTGGTGTGCATCAAGCAGATGGCGAGAATATGCGTAGTCAAGCGGATAGCCCTGTTTCAGCAATGTTCCAAGCTGAGTAAATATTTTCATATCCTCGGCGTTGTTGAAGTCAAAATCTCTGCCGTTTTCAGCCTTAAAAAGCTTGTCAAACTCGGCGTTTTCGCGCTGAATTCTCTGCTGCTTTTCGGTGTCGGCTGCGGACTTGGCTTCTCTGTCTGCCTTTTCCTTCTCAGTCTCTTGCTTCCACTTTTTTAAATCATTCACTTCAAGAAGCTGCTGAACAATTTCGTCCGGTACATTTGCGTACTGAGATTTAATCTTGTTAGCTAATTCCTGTTCGGCTACCGCCTGTTTGTATTCAGCTTCGGTTTTAATGGGTTTGCCGTTCCATTCATAACCTTGCTCTGAAACCCAAGCGTCACGAGCTTCTTGACGGGCACGCTCAACAGCTTTGTCATAGTTCATGCCTTTTTGGATATGCGTTACAGCTTCTTCATACGGAATTTCCTTTTCCTCATGGTTAAATTTAATCTTAATTGAAGAAGGAGCCGTTTGAGCCTGCTGCTGCCCTTCATTTCCTGTGGTTGCTCCGGTATCGGTCTGTTGCCCTGCGGTATCTGTTGATGTACTTCCACCGCCTAAATTTGCGCCTGCGTCCTCGTCCAAATATGGTGTTTTGAACGTATTGAAAAATTTCATGTGATACCCTTCTTTCTGCCTATGGTGAGGCGAAAAATTATATGGAAAAAGCGGCCTTGTAGCCGCCATTTTCAACGTATTTATTTAGTTCCGATGGCCTGTAAAGGTGAATTGGTGGATGGTGCGTGTCAAGCCAGATTTCAAAGCCTGCACACGCCGCACGGATTGAAAATGCTCTGTCCTCTCCCCAAAAACTCACGCAAGGTATGTAATCATAATTGATTTTGGATTCCAGCACCTTTTTGTTCATCATAATGCAAGCACCACTCATGCCGACTTTGTATAGTCCTGGCGTTCTGAATTGCTTGAATCTTGTGTCGCGGTCAGGGGAAAAGGAGTACAAATCTCTATCCCATGCATTTACGGCTTCAATGTCATCCGGTGTCCATTTTGTCCAAAAAGCTTCAGCAACTATATCTTTTTGTGCTTCAATCAGTTTTACAAGTGTTTGAGGATGTAAAACAAGGTCACTGTCAACCATGAAGTAATAGTCATACCCCATTTCCCTTGCGGTTGAAATGAGATAATTTCTCATTGCTGTAACTGCTAAAAGATTAGGCGATTCCCATTCGTGGGTTTTTTCGGTGCATTTATATGTGTCCGGTGTTTCCACATCGGCAAGATATTGTGTGCCGCCTGAAATTGCCCCTTCCTTAACGTATTCACGGAGGTGAGGTGAATTGTGCAACAAAAAAAGCCTGTCGGTTTGGCAAGGCTTTTCAAGGTTATCAAGAGATTCAAGGTAATGTTTAAATGCCTTTGTTTGCCACGGTTCCGAACATCGAACCGGCGAACCGATCAGGATTTTCATGTAAACCTCCTTAAATTCGGGTTTTCATCCATGATGGAAAGATACTGTTCCAAACTCCCATTCTTTCCGTTTGGGTCGGCTTTCATGTAGCGATCAAATTTTATTCGTCTATCTTCCGGTCGGCTCCATCCCCAGTGCTGAATTCTTACAGGGCAAGTTGCAATTTTACATCCGGCGTTCATCGGGAACCGTCCGCAGTGTAAAGCTGTTTCACGCCAGTACCAGTCTTTCTTCTCGTACTTGACCGCCATCACCCACGGTCTTAAATGGGCGTTCCACAATTCATCATTACGATAATGGGTTTCGCTCCACATGTCGTATAGTGGAAAGCCTAAACCGTTGCATCCCGCATTGTCAGCCTGAAGAATATATGATTTTACGAGCTCAGGATGGTCAAAAGTTTCGTCTGCGTCCAAGCAGATTATCCAATCACTTTCACGCGCTCCGTGTGTCGCAAGCTCCCAAAGGAATTTACGCTGTTTCAGTTCATTTGTTCCCCAGTACGACCGGTCACTGTAAAACACATCCGCGCCGTAACTCCGGCATATATCTGGCGTGTCATCTGTGCTGCCATCGTCCAAAACAACAATATCGTCACAGATTTTCATTTGTTCAAGGACTTTTTCAAGCCATCTGCCGGATTCATTCCTGACTAAGAGACAACCGTGAAGCATAATGCTCCTCCCCCACTTCATAACTTGACACATGCTTACATATTAGTGTCGTGTCGCAAAATATCGGTATTTTTGCCTGTTTTGCTCTCAGGCAAAAAAGTAAATCTTCTCCAAAGTCGTTTGACGGTGTAAACCAAGGTTGCGGAATCTTTTCAAACGCTTCCCGCTTGATTAAGCAACACGCCATCCCGCAAGCCTCTATTTGTGTAAGTTCTTTGGGATAGTCTGTGTATACCGTTGCTTCTTTTTTGGATATGTGCTTGAATATGCACGGCGTATACGGTGGCACCCGTTTGAATGCTAAAGCCGTCACGATGGGCTTATTGTGTTCGACCAATTTTACGAGCATATCTGCTGAAGGAACCATATCGCTATCAAGAAATAAAACTGCGTCTGCATCGCTTTCAAGCAATTTTTTTGCAGCACATTCCCTGGCATCGTATATCAGGCTGCCCATTCTCAGGTTGTAGGATATGTCAATGCCCTTTTGCTGCGCCGTGAACATCATTAAAGGCCACATCTGAACAAACTGATAAGGGAATAGCCCAGTGTTTGGAACTTCTATTATGACCTTCATCCTACTTTATTCCTCACAGTCTCAAATTTTGTTGCCTTGTTTAAGTCCGTTCCTCCGTAGTTGGGGCAATTGGGATTTATGCAAACCATCTTCAACTCACTGTATACATCCGTAGTTCCAATGTCACTTTTAAGCTGGCTGCCTGCAATCATTAAATTGCTATTACACTGTTTGCATTGCATTCTGTTCCCCTCCCTCTACATTGTTCATATATGGTCTTGCTGCCTTTTCTTTCACAAGCGTTTTAACCTGTGCCTCGTACTGGTCAGGTGCGTTTTGTTTTAAAAGGTCAAGTTCTTTTAAGGCTTCAGGCGGCAAGGTCTCGACAAACTGTGCCATAAGTTCAAAGAGAAGTTGTTTGTCATCGGCTCTCGCCTGCGCTTCTGCTGATTCCCTTTCGTCGATTAAACCTTGCTTGTCAGGTATCATGCCGTTTGGAAGTCTCTTGAGGTACTCAATGAAAGTTATCATTTGCTTTTCAAGCAGATTATCAAGGGTCTGTGCAGCTGCGGCTTCGTTCCATTGATTTGAAGGGCCTACGTCTATTTTCAGTTTCAGCCTTGCGCCCTGTAGTTTATTGGCATCAAACGGAATAACCTGAGTGTTATTGCCTTGTGTGACTGTCAAGAGCCTTTCCGGATACTTAGCGTATTTGGTCAGCCAGAAGTCAAGCCATATCAACCCAATATCTTCAACATACCGATAGAATCTGCGTTTTACGGCGTTTAGCGGTATGGTTGCCGACTTTGAATTGACTATGATTGCACTCGTATTGGTCGGGTTTGCTTCTCCTAAAGCGGATTCGTTAGCTCCGGCCATTTCTTTTGTGATCTGGATGAACCACGTCATAAATCCCATTACGCCAGCTGAAATCTGAGCAGGTTGCATGTACGCGGCAGCACTGGTTATGTCTCCATTAACAGGCATTGCCATTGCAAAGTCGTTCGTCCATGAACCTATACGGGTTTTGTCGTATAAGACCTTGGGGAAACCGTGTATTTTTACCCATCTGGCAATCATGGAAGCTGTCCGGTTGATCTCAATCTGATTTGGAATCATTGAGGTAACATCGGCCTCACCATGAGCCGAACCTTTTCGCTTATACCAATTGAATAAAGCCACAGGGTAACGGTGGAGTTCAGTGTCCCATTCTTTGCGTACCGCTGCCTGACGGACGGACTTTTTCGCCCATATGGTTCCGTCTTTTGGCCACAGTTTTAAAAGAACAATGCATTTTCCCTCGTCCCCGTCGGGGTCAAGTTCAGTCTTTGCTCTATCTCCGAATTGGTTCTGTGTTTCATCGTCTGCTGAAATCAGGTCAATATCTTCCTGCGGGATACCGTTTTCCTTGGCTTCGCGCTTTACGTCTGCGACTTGTCTGCGGAATGCAAGAATGATATAAGGTTGAACAGGGCCATATGCGTCATTTATGCGATCGTCGTTTGGATCCCCGGGAAAGTAATTGCAATTATCAATCTTCTCCCCGTCAAGATCCCCTATAATTCCGTTACCGGCGTCAACCTTGTCATTCCAGAACCAGTATGATACCATATCACCCGCCAAAGCGGCGTCTAAAAGCCCATCTTCATTCATAGCATCAACTTTAAGGTTTTCCCATGCTGTTTTAGAGTACATCGATAAGACATTAGCCATGTCACGCCATTCCATCTGCTGAGGGTCTTGCGTGTCGCTCGGTATTCCATCGGCGGAGAATTGCATTGTGATATTGTCACTCATGACTGTGGCAATTTTGAAGTCTACAATTCTTTTTACGACATTCAAAACAATAAGGGATAATTTATTGGCATTTAGCCCCTGCCAATGCTTGCCTGCATAGAAACGTTCGTTCTTGTCGGCATCGGGCAATAGACCTATTTTGGACTTATAATCAAGCCCTTTTTGGTATAGTTCCCATTCACTTGTGTTTTCTGTCATGTAATCACCATCCTTTTAGACAATAAAAAAAGAGCCACCCAATCCGTTAGGAGTGAATGGCTCTCAATGAAGCTCTAAGTATTTTTGGGAATTTTCCCTACTGTTTTTAAATATTTAATTGTATCATCTGCCCAGTTTTCATAAGCTTGCAATTTCCCTTTGTGGTACATGCAGTACGGGTATACTTTCACATTGACACTCTCCTTTATTTGGTGTTCATTTCTCCACATCTTGGGCATTTTATTTCAACTTTGCCGTTACCTTCTGTTTTACAAAGAAGCTTTCCGCAGTTTTTGCACCTTACTTCCTGCATTATTTTGCCTCCTTCGGTATGGTTCCGTCATAAGCAAACATTGCCGCTATTTCGGCAGATTCTTCTTTGGATTCCTTGCGGTTTTCAATATTGTCCTTGGCCTCTAAAACGACCTGCAATGGGCTTCTGATTGGTTGGGGTATTTCTACCTTGGCTGTTTGCATTCCAAGGCGTAGGCCTGTACGGAAACCTAAATAAAGGCATAAAAAAAGCACTATCGCGAGTGCTGTGCTGATTATTGCTATTTTCATTTTACCCTCCATAATCAAAAAATGATTCTTCGTAGTTATCGCCGTAGGCTTTGTTGTAGTTATCGTCTTGTCGGCGCTCAAAGTCAAAGTTGTGATGTTTTTCAGATTCGGGCAAATTTGATGCAACCATACGAGACACGCAGAAACACCTTAAACTATCCGGGTAGTGTGTGCATTCGTGCGGCTGAGTCGCTACATCGTTTGGGTTTTTTTCTGATTTTTGGATTGTCGTCAAATGTTTCCACAGGTCCGGGTCGAGCCCTTCATCGAATGTTAAGTTTGCTGTTTTATACGACCTTCCGTCTTGCTCATCTTTGGTTTCATAAGGTCTAAGCCATTCATGCACGTTAAGCCATCCGGTTTCACGATCGTTTGATACTTTTAGTAAAGTGATCCCGTTTTCAAAGAATATCATTGCCGCGCTTTTGCCTGTGTCCTGACGGCGGTTCCACAAATCCGGCGGAGCGTAAAAAGATTCAATTTTGTCATGTCCGGTAACCTTCAAAATTTCTTTAGCTGCGTCCGATATTATGAGGTTTTTCTTCCGTAACGCTTTGTAAACTCTTGCGTGTCCAAAATTGTCAACGTAATACCATAAAGCCGCAAGTGAATCAAACCCATAATCCAGAGAAACATATCTTTTGTACCAATCTGGTACAGCTTGAATAGGCTTTATGTGAATATCTTTGCGAAGTTCGTTAAAAGCAAATCCGCACATTGAGGTAAATCGCCCGTATTGTCTAGCTTCTCGCTCCTCGTCAGTCATTACCATTTCCATTTCAGTAATTTCTTCAGGACTGAGCCACGGATTGTCCAGCCATTCAAATTCAAAGTATTCTATATTGGGGTTATTATTCTCATTCAAGTAGATTAAATTATATACCCAAGTCAACCCGAGTAATGGGGTCATGGTAAACCATATATCACCGCGGGTATCCATGACACGCATCCAGCACTCTTTAAATATATCCTCTGGTGGCTCTTCATCAAACCATACCCACCCAAGAGAAGTGCCTTGAAAAACTTCTCTGCCTTGTTCGCAGGTTTTGAATCCAATAAAACAGCCATTTTTTAAGCGGATTTCTTCGATCAGCGAACCTTCTGGATCATCTTTGCGTCCATGGCGCATCAGCAACCCGCCTGGAGCTATTTCTTTTTTCGGCAGCCAGCGTAATATTTCGGCTTGAGCAACTTTTCTTTGAACGTCACCCGATAAAGAAACGACCCAACCAGAAGATGGTTTTATTGTTCTGAACCGGCTTATTCCAAGAGCATGATTTACAGCTTCTACAGCTCCGCCTACCGTTTTACCGGTTCTGTTGCCTCCAAATATAGCTTTAATACGTTTGGCGCATTTATGGAACAGGATTTGCTTGTGATGAATTTTCTCGCCTATATTATAGAGTTCTATGCGGTTTTCCTTCATCCGCTTATCAAGTGTTCCAAGAATGCTTTCTATGTCTTTCTGAAGCTGTTTAACTTCTGGATTTTGCCATATGTCCACTTTATCAACTCCATAAAAAAAGAAGCCTTTCAGCTTCTAAATTGGTTTGTTAATCTGGTATGCAATCAATCAACTTTAATTCTCCACTATCAAGCCTTATTGTAATCATGCCATCATCGTTGCTTGCTATATCACCTTCATACACATTGCCGTCTGATGCTGATATCCTCACTCTATTGGTTAATGGGATAATTGTAGTCGAATCAATGATTGGCATGTAATTGCTTCTGTAAGTTTGGGTAAATAATTGTTTTAAGTATTCCTCTACTGCATCGTCAAACGCTTTTTTGTATTCTTGTTCGGTTCCATTTACTATGGCTTTTTCGTTTTCGGTGCGAATCTCGTTAAATGCTTTCATCCTACTTACCACCTTTAAAGAATGTTGGACGTTCCATTTCTTTAACCTTTTCTTTGAGTTCGGGGATGGATGGCTTTTTCGCTTTACCTTCAACTGCTTTTTGTTGGGTTAAAAAATTTTCCGCAATTTCGGCATATCCTTCTTTTATTACCGTTTTCTGTTTGCCCATACCTAATGCAACCGGATTCACACCAGACAATTCTTTTATCGCCTTCTCGGACTTGTCATCCATTTCCTTAATTAAATCAACTGTTGTTTTTTGTGCGTGTTGTGCATTTCTCATTTCTACAGCTCTGCGGATATACTCGGAATTATCTTCATCGGCAGCTATGGCGCATTCGGTTATTTTAGCCCACATTTCATCTGAACAGTAGAAGCCGCGGTATTTCATGGGTGATAATTTTCTGCGAGGCATTATAATACCCCCTTTAGTTCCTGTATTATCTTGTTGTGTATCGTATCGATTTCCGATTCCTCAATTTTCTTTTCAACTTCCACCTTAAACGATGGTGCTGCAAAAAGAAAACTTACTCGGCTATAGTGTAACGATAATGCAAGTATTTCCAATTCTCTTTTTGCGAACATATAAGCACACCCTTTCATATATTATGCTTATATTGTATCATACATTAGGAAGTATTGCAAGTATGATGTTTATGTTATGTGTGAATAATGCCTTTTGTTATATGCGCGGTATATAGGGGATAAATATACTACCCCCCCACCCACCTTCATAATAGGTGCCATAGTACACCCACCCGTCTTGCACCGAGTTACTGGCTTTGTACTCAATACTAAACATTACACGAAATTATATTTTCGCGTCAAGTTACACAAACCTTGTATGCCCTGATACTACTACGTTGCAAGAGATTGAACTGAATTGGAATTGTGTAATCTTGAATACAATCACTATATATTGTGGTTATGCTCCAGTCATCTGCTTAAGCTTTCTTACCTTTTCTTCAAGCTCTTTAACTAGATCAGGAGTGGGCTCTTGTCTCTCTGAAATAATTGTAGGCTCGCCAGATGCCAAGGCTTGCTTATCATATATGGTGCCTAAAGCTACCGCTAAATCCCTCACATTGACCTTCTGGAGGGCTTCTAAGTCCATTGTATCAAGCTTCTCGTTGATCTTTAAATGTATCTTTTTGACTGTGTCCCATGCTGCTTGGATGAACTCAACTTTTTTTGTAGCGCGAGCTTCCTCAAATTTATCCTTATCCAAGAAGGTTTCATCTTTCAATAATCCATGTATAGTTGATTCAGGTATGCCAGATGCCTTGCTGATCTCAGATTTATTCAATTCAGGATTAAGGTATATAACGGCTTTTACTTTTTCTTTCTGTTCATCTGTTATCTTCTTACCTCTCATCCTTTATCACTCCTTTATGCATACCATTTATCTATTGTTTCATATATATCAATCAATTCATTATATCCTAATTCACGTAATACTCTGCATAGTAACTTATTTCTTTGCGAACCATTTTATGGACTTTTGTATGAATTTTTAAAATATGTATTGACATTGCAATTGCTTTGTTGTAACATTAGGTCATAGCAAACGAAAGGGGCGAACACAATGAATAAACCAGATGCAATATACCAAGACATTCTTACCAAAGATATTGACTTATACATTAACCTTGATGATGAAGACCACCACGAAATTATCCCTACTAACGACACCGAAAGAGTTGACATATTAGTATGGTACAAGTAGCCGACAGCTGACAAAGGGCAGCGGGCAAACTGGAGGATATTATGAAATTTAAAACAACAAAGAAATCAATATCAAGCAACTACAGTAGGATAATAAAAATAAGTTACTGTAACGCACAATACCTTCTAAGGTATAACGAACCCATAGCATATAGCACAAGGTCAGAAGGTTGGGCATGTGATTACCACGAAGTTGATGGAGTTTTAATTTCAACAGGATACGCTCCAATCGAAAGTAAAAACACTAAAAGCACATACGATATAGTACGCAAGTATGATGATGCAGCCAGCGCCATAATACGCGGTAATAGCGGATACGAAGAAATACGGCAGCAAGTTAATGATTTGTTGAAGCAGTTTGTTGCGGAGGTATCAAAATGAAGGATACTCAACTAACTATCCGCATCAACTCCGAAATTAAATCCAATGCTCAACAATACGCCGAGGACACCGGCAGAACCTTATCAAGTTTAATTGAATGGCTCCTAAAGGAAGAAATGAAGAAGGCCTCTAAGTGAGGTCTTTTTTCATATCATCGCGCATCTTGCCATTGCATGTCCTATATGGTCCTCAGATGTATCACCTTCCAAGGCTTTCTTGATATGTTCAAGCGCATGTTTCAGGTGTTCCTCCCTGGTTTCTGCGAATTCTTCTTCATTTGGGTGAGTTTTGGCCCCGTCAACCATTGTATGCAGTATTGTTGTGTATGCTTTGTTTGCTATGTCTCTATATATTGGCTTTATGCCGTATATTTCATCTAACATACTATCCTCCCAATGGCGGCGATGCAGTTCGTCCTGGATAGCTGCCTTTTACAGCACATGCGCTCACTTTGTTTATATAAGCAGTTCAACCTTACTTTAGCACCCTATATCGGCCTTCAGGTAACTGCTATATTACTGTGGTTACTTCCTTTTTGCGCCCATTTAGAGTAATTACTGATGGGCCCTTATGTCCGGGCAGCATCATATAACGCGCCGCGTACCCACCAAAGTCCTGCCAAGCGCAACAAACGGCATTCAAAATCTCTCTTTGGGTTACAATGTTATTTCGTGGATCTATTTGTCGCACATCAAACTTATGTCCAACCTTACCCTTGTGCACATGACCCTGAAGCGCAAAATCCAATCCCTCAACTGCCATTGTCCTGAGTTGGAGTTTATTCACCGTTGCACCGACATACATCCCCCCGCCGGTCCCGTGATGAATCCATCCGGTGTATGCGATTGGCTCGGCGTTTTTCGCGTGCTGGCTATACTTTCCTACTGATATTTTGATAAAAGCCTCGTTTTCCCTGTATAGTTCCCGCGCCCGATCATCGCCAACCAACCTACAGGCAATATCCCATACTAATTGGCAATCGGAATCTTTGCTACTTCTAGCTTCGTGGTTCCCCGGAATAAAACAAAGACACTTATCCGCAATCGGCCTGACAAGTTCAATAAAATGCTCTTTTTGCTGTGCTGGTGATCGTTTTTCGTTGTAAACATTTGAAACGCTCGATTTTATAGCGTTATTAAGATTATCTCCAGCATATAGCCAGTAACGTTTTTCATCTGCTTTGATGAATTTTACAAGGTTTTGAATTGCAACTTCATCCGTGTGCGAATCTCCGTCGTGCATATCGCTTATGGGGTATATGTCAATGCTGTCGTAGTCGGGTAATTTATGTACTATTAATTTCTCTGCCAAATTATCACATCCTCACTATCTGCCAATAGTTGTAATGCTCTATCGTGCCAATTCACTTTATCACATCCTTGCGTCTTTTATGTTCCACCCATTGCACCGGATTTGTAGCATCCATCTGTAAACCCTTGATTAGGATTGTATTTATCGTAAAACTTTTTACCGTGAATTCTGATTTGTTCTTTTTGCTTGAAATGCTCTATTTCAATCATTTTATCAACTGAAACGAGCGTTTTTTGAAGTGGCTGTATATCTTTTTGTGATAATTTCATTTTTTTACCACAGACACATATCGGTTTTCCGTCTGTCAATTCTTTAAGTCTTTTTCTGTTCCACAGGCCGCACTCACAGATATAAACATCTTCCATAGCGCCCTCCTTGCAATGTGAAAGGACAACCCGTTTTGGATTGCCCCCTTAGTCCTTCGCCATCATTTATATTATAAGTCAAGAAAACGCTAGTTTCCGCTTGTGTTTATGTTGAACTGGTCTTTTATGTTTGTTTGGCTATCCCACCACTTTAATTTATTTAAAAGTCTCCGATTAATTTCTCTGCACCAACTTTCGTTGTAAAGAGCTTTAATGCTTACCCTGTACCATCCATTTCTTTGAAAATATCTTAATTCAACTATGCGTTTTTCAGTAGCATCAAGGCGATCAAGAAGCTTTTCTGTGTATTCCTTTTGCTCTATCAATTCACGCACCTTATCCGACAAATATTGAACATGTTTGTCAAAACGCAGTATCACTTGTAATAGCGGATTGTGTTCCTCTCCGTTTCCCTCTGGAATAGATTTTACTGCTCCATTGCCAAGTGATCCATATTCTTCATTTTTGCTTTTAATAAATTCGGTGAGTTCTCTGTTTCGCTCAAGGATTTCTTTCTCCAACCTTGGATATTCGTATAGTATCTCGTCTATGGCTTTATTCATCCTATCACCTCACAATTCTTTTGTAGTGTGGTATGTCCTACTATTCCGAACTATGCTTATGCTCAAAGGTAATCACACCAATTGGGCAAAAACAGTTTATTTTACAACTCCCATCTGTAACCAATTCTATTAATTTGCATTGATCTGTCCTTCTTGCAAATCTGCATTTATTACATTCTCCAATTTTAAAACCTTCCGGCATCTCAAGAGTTACAACGTACTTTTTCATTTCAACCCTTCCATTCCTACTATTTCTGATATTGCAAGATTAAACTATGTGCAACAATCCATTTCTCCAATGTAACCATGATATTCTTCCATATCCAGCTTGTTTGTTTTCTTTGTTTGCTGTTCTCCACTTTTTCTGCATTTCAGCATACGACCAGCCGTTTATACAACGTCTTTTTTTGTCCCAACCATTCCAGAACCTTTAATTATCACAATTTCAACTCCTTCGCATTCTTTATATTTTGCTATTTTACCGATGTCAGTAAAATAGTGGTCTTTCCTGTTATTCCGAACTAACACCATTGAGCTGCCATTGCAGCTGCAACACCAGGGAAAGTCTTGCTTCTTATCCTTGGATTTCTGTTTGATGATAAATCATACTTGCTATATATGTGAGCATCACGCCTGGAACTTGTTGAACCTACCCATAACCCTAACGGCTTAACAATATCAGTAGCAACAAGCTTGGGTAAACCACGCAGCCATAGACAAGTACGCTTTTTCCATGGTTCTCCGAACATATAAGGTTCTATTATTTGATTGTACTTTGGCAGCTGATGAATTTTACCAGGCAATGGGTTTTCAATGGCTATTTTCGGGCAATCAGCATTATAAAACTTCATAAAGAATTCTTTTGCTGATTCTGCCTTTTTAAGCCTGTCCTCTTGTAGAATTCCATTAACTCTTAACCTCATTGCTCCTGCATTCGTGAGATATGTACAAGGTGGAAAAGCAATAATCATATCCCATTTTTGATTAAGTAATTCAGTTACGTCCTGTTGTAAATGCCATTCAGGATATCCACCGCTACAATCCAATATATCGCAACTGTATGCTTCATGTCCTTTTGCTCTTAATTCTTTGGTTACTGCCTGGCTTTCTTCACAAGCTACAAGTATTTTCATATGACCTCACTTCGCATTCTTTTTATATTCTTCATCCCGTATATGGCTTTACATAACTGTTATCCAGCTTTTTATTTACCGGTATGTACTTCTTATCTTTCACCGCCTGCTCCGCCTCAGATAGTGTCATAGGCTGTTTAAACCTGTACAGTGTGCCGTTTATTATCTAGTGCGACATTTCAGCGTTTTTATCCTGGCATGTGCGGTTTGTGCATTCGTTGTCTATGATAAGAGACCCACATTTGCAAAAATCACTCCTGCTTTTGTATCTCCCTTCCTGCAAAGTATTCTTGATATAGTTTCATCCAATCATCCAAGTACATTGTAACTTTCCACCTTTTATCATTGCGCCGATGAAACACTGCAGCTATTTTATTTAAAAATGTTGGTCTATCGTTAATTTTGTAAAGTGAATCATTCCATGCCTGCTCCATTGCATCATCTATGTTAAGCTTCTCAACCCTCTTGCACTCTATATGTACGTAAGGCAATCCAACTACATCTGCTGATTCATCTGTACCACCACAGTATTGCTGTGTGCGCCGTGTTTCAAATCCGTATTCGCGTAGTACCTTTGCAAGTTCCCTCTCGCCTCTTGCACCTTTTTGTTTACTGTTCATCCCCTCGCCCCTTATCTAATACCTCTATTTGTTTCATAATAGCCTGTACGCAGTTTTTATTTGCTTGGTAATATACTTTTACATTTCAATTTGTTTTTGTCTCTACATGGCTTGTACACCCCACGCATTAACATAATTTGCTGTGGCATATTAATTTATAAACATGTCGAGCTGCGCATCAGTGAATTCCTTTTCTTTAATTTTTTTTTGTTCAAGATCATATGTGGCAACTATCCTGCGATTTATACTAAATCGATTGCGGTAGAATTGTTCTTCCGTCATTTTCCCTTCGCTGTATTCTTTGTCGTTTTTTTCGTATTCTTTTTTGTATCTTCCAAGGCGCATTACTAATTGGTTAATCATAGCTTCAATCCTTTCACTTCAAGCACTCACACATTAATTCACTGCCAGTTGACCACTGTTTTGATTCTCCATAACCCTACAAGTCATTAAATCAGCCATAGTTATCATTGAGTGTCCGTGATTGTTTTTTACGATTAGTTTGTCTGGGTATTTTGTGATAACTTGCCCACTTTTTTGCCTCAGTTTCTTGTCGTGATAATATTGCAAAATTATCAAATCTCCCGGCTGCTTGGTCTCAAGTATCCTCTTGGCGTTTTCCATTTTTGTCTGAAGAATCTTTAATTTAGATTCGCTGGCATATACCACTTGCATACGATTTGGCCTATTTAGTCCACGCTGGATATTTGACCTTACTGTGTTGTAGTTTATGCCCGTCATGGTAGTAATTTCTTTGGGCTGGTGTCCACTATGTACAAGTTCTTGTATTTTATTGATTTGGTCGCGAGTAAGTTTCTTTGATCCTTTAAGTTTCATATTTCACCTCATGTATTTATTTGGTTTCCAATTAATATTTTGACTATCAGGTTCTTCATCTCCGCATCTGCGCTGTATTAGTGTTGTGGCGTCTGCCTTTCTAAAATTTTGGCATTTATCATCACCTCTGAAGTTATAGTTTTCCAATTGATTGCACCCGGCACATTTCCAGCATTGCGTTAGGGCTAAAGCACATTTATCAATCACGCTCATACTTCTTTGTACATCCTTTCAATTTCATCATCCGTATACTTTCTTTGTTCAAAATTACCCTTCTGTATGGCATTAGATTGCTGTGATTGTTTGGGTCTGTCTTTTTGCAGTAGTAATGTGTCGTATTTCTCGCGAAGTTTTTTAGCTGATAATATAACCGCTTTCCAAAAGTTATCTTTTTGACTGAATTCAATTACCTTGTTTATTTGTTCAGGTGATCGCTTGTCCAACCGTTCCATTTTCTCAAACTCAGCAGCCCACTTTGATAAATCGTCTGGAATTTTTGCTCCTGGGCTATTGATAAGAATTAATGATTTTAATTTTTCTGCCATTATCATGTGTGACGATGAATATATATCTTTTATATTCTTATCATTCTTTATATTCTTATCATTCTTGTTTGGCGTTTTCTGTGCGTTGCTTGTGCGTTTTCTGTGCGCACTTTGTGCGTTAGGTATTTGGCTCAAATCGTCTGTTTCTGTGCTCTGGAAGTGCGCATAGTTTTGGAGAAAGTATAACGAAAATTTGCCGAAACTTTGACGAAGAACCATTTTGTTATATTCAAGCTGTCTCATAAACAACCTAACTGCGCTTTCGCTCCACCCCCACGCCTCAGCAAGCTTATAATTGCTTGATACAAATTCACCACGTTTTACCCACTGAAGCCCTCCAAATCCATTAATTGGCTTGCATGCATGATTACACCTAAGCATCATGTCGGCCCAAGCCTGACCTTTGGAAAATGGTTTTTGCTGCCAAATAGGATTATCCTGTATGCTGCGGTAAAGCTTTATGTACCCCTCAATATTTATCACCCCCTGCCCCACTGTTCTTTTAAGCTTGCCAACTCTGCCGGCGTCATTGTCTCAATCCCCAGTTCCTTTGCTTCATATACAGTGCCATCGATTAGCCTTGCCATTTGTTTTGTGTCTAAATTGTGAGTATGCTCATATATGATATAGCAGTTGAATTTATGCCCATTCTCTGTTCGTTCATCAAACCATTTGGCGTATTTATATACTTGTTTTACATCAACGCTTGCAGGTAGTTTAAATCCAACCTTTTCGCCGTTTTCTTCGCGCATTATAGACCCATATTCAAGCACGAGCCTCGCTTTTGTTTCTTCTTCACCCAAACCCATTGCTTTAGCGATTTTATCTGCAAGCAGATGAAAATAAGCGTTTGCATTAAGGCTCCTTTGCTTACAATACTGCTTTATTTCAACCGCTAACTCCTTGCCATTGGCAATTAATTCCTTCAACTCTGCAGCTCCTGAAATGGCTTCTTGCCGGGATAGGTTCAATTCAAGTGTGAGTTCGGGCTTGTTTGATTCATTAAAGGATAGTCTGATCAATTTTGATATTGCTTTCATTTGACCTCCTTTGAACGTAGTTCCTCTATAATTCCTTTACATAAAAGCCGTTCAAGCCTTGCGATGTAGGCTTGGAGTTCTGCTATATCTTCCGTGAAATCACCTTCTTTCAGTGCGGTATGTCCTTTTTATGCGAACTCAGAACATTGCATACTGTTGGTATTCTTCGACGGGCTTTTTTACCTTTTTCTTTTTCTCAAGCTTCGGTTTTGGTACATAAACATCTTCCCAGCCGACACCAATATAATCCAGCACTTTCCCCCAACCATATTTCTCACCAGTAACCTTATCAGTACAGCATCGATACATCCAAAACGCCCATTCTTTGGGATTTCTCTCCCGAAGATAATCAAATCTATGCGGGCGTTTTTCCATATGAACGCCGAATCCACACATAGAGCATCCAGTACGCTGAGCTTTTGTCGTGCAAAGCATTCCGTTTGAATTCTTCTCAATAACGCCATAAATTTCAGGTACTGGGGCATTAAGATCACGATTGAGTTGCAAGATATCTTCTCTGAGAAACGGAGCAAAAGGGCAGCTCCTGATCACTGTTTTGCCGTAGTAATTGCAGCCGTGTTCTATTAAAGATTCTTCACGCTGACCACCCTCGGAAGCCATCAGGCCTAAATAAGGATAGCTATTATGTTGTTTAGCCCAATCGTCACACGGTTTTTCTTTCGTCCAATAACAGCAGTCGTTCGATACGAGGAAATCAGCCTCCTGGTAATCAGTGCCGTATTCCTCATTTACCATGCCGGCAAAAAGTTTCAACCACTTTTTTGCCATTTTCATTCTGCTGTCTTTTGCAAAGTGTCCCTGTTCACCGCATTCACCTGTAATAATTGCGTGACGGACAGTTTTATTTTTCTCCGTAGGATGCTGCAGGGTGTCAATTCTTCCCGCTACCTTCTTTGATATGACAGGGAAACCAACACTGTTAAGGATTTCAACCTTTGACTTGTAGGGTATTAATTTTGTAATTCCAAGCTGATCATGTATGCGTTGGATGCTTTTATCTTCGAGAACCGATACAGATATAGCAGGAACATCAATACCTATTTTTCTAAGGAACAACAACAAGGTGATGCTGTCCAGGCCTCCAACAGATACATGACAGTCATGGCCTCGTTTTTCCATCTCGGCTAAGAATTCAAATGCACGCTGTTCGGCTCTGCGTACCTTAACCTCATAGGGAAGCTGTTGCATTGCAGTAAACACTGCCTTTTTTCTTGCCTTTTCCTGTTTCCATTCTTCACGCTCTTTTGCTCTTTGTATCTCATCTATCTCCAGTAATTTTGTACTCACTTTATGACCTCCCTCACTTCGCCTACTTTTAATTTTGCCGTAATATCGTCTTGACGTCTTTACTTGTTCTTTTGATTTGGCAATTCGCCCTTCAAGGCTTTTTCTACCAACTTGCTACCCATAGCATGAAATCTTTGATAATCAGGATTTTCAGGGTCGTTGCTCCACCCCAACCATTCCTTTGGTGACTTGTTCAACACTGTTCTGTAAGCGTTGTGGACATTTTCAATATGCATTTTGTCAAATATCTTCATGTCCTCTTTATAGAATCCGTTAAGTGCCGACATTGCCATATTCATAAGACTTGTAAGGGCAATCACTGAATATCTAAGTTCGGCATTGTCAATGGGGTTATTGAGCTTGCAATCTTCGATAATGTCAGATAAATTCCTCATGCCCCCACCCCTTCCAACCAACGATCCAGTTCTATCTTAGGGATAATGTATCCCCGATCCACTCTACGGAATTTTATCTCACCCTGGCTAAGAATCTTGTCCAATGTTTTCTCTGAAATCCCCAGGTATTGGCTTGCCTCTTTACGGTTAAATGCCATTTGAGAAACTACCTGCATTTGAATCACTCCTTTTCCGCAATCTCCGGTTCGTTCCTGTGATTGCGCCATATTCCGCAAGCGCACTCAGGAGAACTACACGGATATTCATTTGCCTTATCGCAATCCTTACAACATCCACAACCCTGCATGCATATGATATTTGTCCAAGGACACCCATATTTACCTGCCATTTTAAATCACCTTCTTTCCTTTTGTCTGCTTCTTATTTCCTCTTATTCCTTGTCATTGGTTCGACTACTTTTTATTGACCGGTCCTGATTAATTGCAATTACTCCAATTCGAGTTTTCGTCCACATGGAGCATAACTGCCAGATTTTAGCCATATAAATTCTTTGCCATCAATGTTTCCTGCAACTGCAAAAGACTTGCCATTGTTGTATGTTAAGCATTTACTTTTACATTCACAATTTTCATCACATACTTTTGCATCTTCTTCATGTTTAGTTTTCATTAAAATTCCTCCTTCGCCTACTTTGGATATTCTTCATAAACTACATCTTTCGTGCTTTAATTCCTTTGCCGCCATGTTATCACCGAATATCTGCCTGAATAGTTCATCGCCGTGTCGCTCAATGAATATCTGCTGATACATTTTTGATACGCGATAGTCAAATTTGCGGTTAAAGTGTATCCCGTGCCTGCTGTCCTGGTGATGGAAATTACAAAGCCGTATCTGCATCTTGTATTTCTTTGATAGCTGGCTATACCCTGTTCCGTAAAATACTTCATGCAGGGCCGCATACGGCGATGTAACTCCATCTTGCAAGCACTCATAACATAAGTCATTTATCGTTGGTACTGGATTTCTTAGCTTTTGTGCCTTTTTAGTTTTTGTCTTTGGCAATGGAGTTACATACTTACTCAAAACGGCAGCGAACAATCGCATTCAGCCATAGTTTTTCCGCACTCAGGGCATATATCTTGTTTGCTTGGCGTTGCGCTAGTCGATTCAGTCTTGTGGCCTTCAGCAAAATATACTTCATCGGCAATGACTTCCGTTGTGTAATGTTTCTTGCCTTCAGCGTCATCCCATGACCTGTTTTGGAGACTCCCAACAACAACTATTTTTAATCCCTTGGCAAAATATTTGCTGCAAAACTCAGCTTGGTTCTTCCATGCTTGGCAGTTAAAAAAGTCGGCCTGTTTTGCTTCCCCGGGCTTGCTAAATCGTCTGTCAACCGCAAGAGTAAAATTGCATACCGCAGTGTTGTTATTGCTGGTGTAGCGTAATTCGGGGTCTTTAGTGAGCCTTCCCATTAAAATTACTTTATTCATACGTCCTCCTATTCAACAATTCCCTTATCTTTTACCGAGTAAGTAATACCATTGTTAAGTAAATATTGCTTTAACTGTCCAATTTGTGAAGACGTTGCCGTGATTCTCATATCAACAAACCACATTTCTTCAACCTTTTGCGGAAGTTGTTTGGCGGATTCAGGCTGTAAAATTGGCGTAGTCGGCGTAGAAGGTTCTTCGACTGGTTTGGGGTTTTCGGCTTCCCGGATGCGGTCAGCGTTGGCATTAATTGTCTGTATAACCTCTTTTGCAGATATGCCACGATCAATCAAAAGTTGAAATTCAGATATGTTTAATTGACGATTGATTGTCTTATTTACCGTGTCAATTGCATCCTGAATCAGTTCAAGTAATTCCTGTTCTTTTTGTTGCTGCCCAACCAAAATAAATATCCTTTGGTCAACATCTTCCTTGACTTCACTCTGCTTAGCTGTTAGGTTCAGATACTTGTCAATAACAGTCAATTGGCAGGCATATTTCGGTAATAAACCATGCTTTTCGACAGCGGAGTTGATTATTTCTTGCGCTGATGCGCGTTTTTCTTCACGCTTCATATCATCAAAAACCTTGACACCATCTTTCAAGGGCTGCTCGGCCTGCTCAATCAATGAAATTAACTGCTTACATTTATCCTCAAATGCAACAATCGGCTCAGACATTACCCGCTTTACGTCTTTGCGATATGTGTCTATTTTGCCCTTTAAGCCCGCTAAACTTTTCTGCTGGCTTTTACATAACGAAAGTGATTCATCAGTCACAATAAGGCTTTTGTAACCCTCAAGCTGTTCCTTTAAATCTTCCTTGACTTCCTCAAAATTAATGTTAATAATTGGTAACTCTTGTTTAGTAATCAATAAATCCTTCATTTGTTTTCTCCTATCATTTCAATTTTGGTTAATGCACTTGTTAAATGTTGAATTTTAACTATTGTTTCATGCAAATATGAATTTTCAGTGCCCTTGTCGGTTGCAAAACAACGAAGCTTTAAAATCCTATCATCTAAAGTACTTTTAACAATTTCAAGCTCTTCCTCGGTAAACATAAAATCCCTCCTATATGTCTAATTGTGGTTTTGGTTGTTTTGACTGAGTATCCTTTTTCTTTCCAAGAGCGTTCATGGCGCGAATAAAAATAGCATTGGTCATAAACGTTAGCGCAGGTATACCGTAATGTTCACAGAATTGTTCTTCATTAGTGCCGGTTTCTTCGAGCATTTTTTTGACTGTTTCAATCTTCATGCTGTCGGCAAGTTTGTTTTCAATTTTCTTTGCTTCTTCCTTGTCCTTTTCTTCGTCAGTTTGTTCCGGCGCAGGTTTTCCACCATCTTTATCCTCTTCAGACGCAAGTCCAAGAATCGCCGACAACTGGTAACGTTTGATGTACGTGATTGTTGCACCCATGCCCTGAACGTCCATTTTAGAAGGTTTGATTTTGATTAAATCACTTTCTAAAAATTCATCCTCAAACATAAGAATTGTGGTACAGGTAACATATTCTCCGTCACATCCTGGAAGTTGAATAAAGGATAGACCATATTTTGCTAGAACTGGTTTAGCTGTGCTTATGACAACATCAAGCGGTGCGTACTTGCTTTTAAAAAACGGGTTGTTTGCAGAATTCGGCGGATTTTTTACCTCGCCTTGAAACTTTGATAATGCTATTGATAAATTTTTGATACTCTCACTTTTGTTCATATACCCTCCTTAAATCCCCTAAAAATATTTTATAGGGTGGCTACAGTCAAAGCTCGTCATACCAACACAGTGGGCGACTAATCAGCAAAGGAAGGAGCCACCCAAGATTAAACAAGATGCTTCCACTTAATGCGGTTCTTGATTTCACACACAGTAGTTAAACTAATGTGGTACTGTTCAGCAATTTCTTTCCTCTTTCTTTCATCTTTTCTGATTTCTAGAACTTGAGATGGAGAAAGCTTTGCACCAGGATTCAGTTCACCTTTTAACACAGGTGGCAATATATAATTATTTCTTCCTTTTGCACACATATCGCGCATGTTATCAGCATGTGTCCCAATAAATAAGTGATCTGGATTAATACATTGCGGATTGTCACATTTATGGCATACTTCCATCCCTTCCGGAATTGGCCCAATAAATTTTTCATAAAACAATCTGTGAACTGAGTAATGTTTTTGATTAATTTTTGTTACTGGGTATCCCTTACCTCCTTTATGGCTTATACACAGCCAACACTCTCCGTTATTAACTACAAATTCTATTGGTTTGTTCAAATAAACACCTCCTTGCGCAGCAAAAATTTAAACTTTTGCCTCAATAAGCCTGTCCTTCAATAGTTCCTTTTCCTGCCTGTTCATGTAAACATATACTGTGTCACCGCTTGAAAGTGTGTATTTAATGCCATCATCATCAATGCTAATGTCTTTGAGCCGTTCGAAGTCCAGTACCATTTTGTGACCTCCTTTTTGCTATTACGCGTCTGCGCCTGTAACATAACTCCGGCGGCTCTTTCAGAAACATATCCGACCCGACTAAATCATATGGCTCATGGCATCTGTGACAGTTACGCAGTGCTACAGCTACAAGATTGTTTGTGGTAAATGTTTCACCTTTTTCAAGTAAACTGGTATACATGAGACACCGCCTTTCTATTTAGTCCATTCGTATATGATTTTTGCGTTATCGCACATTTTGTGGAGCCTCCACGTTTTGCCATCAAAGCCAGGAACAAGCCCGAGCATCCATAAATCAATGCACGGTTGAAACGGGTTCTTACCCGGTTTGTGGTCTATATATTTCCAATTTGCAAGTGTGAAAAAATCAGATATGTAAGCCCCGACCGAATCCCAGACCGAAGCCCAGACCGAATCCCAGACCGAATCCCAGACCGAAGCCCAGACCGAATCCCCGACCGAAGCCCTGACCGAAGCCCTGA